ATATAATTATTAAGGTCATTTTCATCATGGTCTGTTTTACTTGGTAAATAATTTATACCACCAGTTTTAAATCTTACTATTTCAGCTAAACCACCTTCTTTTGCTCTGTACATATCAGGTTGATTAAAATCATAAACTGATGCTTCTTGCACTTCTTGTTGAGGTGGTGGAGAATAATACTGACCTGACACATAACCAGGTTGTGAGTAATCAAATCTATCACCTAATCCTTCTGCTTGTTCATCAGCTTTGGATTGAGACATAGCATATTGTTCTTGACTAAAAGGTTGTCCTGCTTGCATACCTGATTCTGCCTGTGATGGTTGAGGAGCAAAGGCTGCTGACGCTAATGAGCCTGCTGTGATACCTCCAGCAACCATCGCAGGTTTAGTCATGCCTGCGAAAAAACTACCTGCTGCAGCATTTTTAGCAAATTCTTGTAAACCAAATCCACCTAATGCACCAATACCACCTGCTAGTAAAGCTCTTCCTGTTGATGCTCCTGATGCTTTAGCCATTAAAAAACTACCTACACCTGCAATAACAGGAACCCAAAAAGGGTATTGTTTTAAACCTGTTCGGTAATTTATCGTGCCACTGCCACCAATTGTTTTTAAAAAGAAAGCCTCGCCTTTTGATAAAAAACGAAGTTGAGTATCACCCCAATTACCTTTGTTTGCTATATCTTTATCAAGAATATTTAATAGCCATTTTTTCAAGACTTTAGGAAAAAGTCCTAAAATGAATTTTAACATGTTATCTCCAATTTTCTAAACTACATTTTACTCTGATTTGCTAGTCTTTTCAACTCCCTCATCAGTCATTTCATCATAAAGTCTACCTGTATACTGAAATTCACCGACATGAGTTATATAACTCATAATATAACAGTAAAGTTTTCCACCAATTTCTGACCACAATCTGCAAAAAGCAAAGTCTTCACCAAGGTATCTTTTTGTTTTAGGATCATAGTAAGTATCAAAAAAATTATAAAAATGAGGTCTGTCCATATACTTACCATCGATTGTAGTTTTCTGAATTATCTCTCTATCAGGATAGGCTTCAATTAATTTACTAAACACATCTCTTTTAATAAGCATACATCCTGTTGGACAATGTGTAGCTTCTATAACACCTTTAGTTACTTTAATATCAGTGTTGTCATCTTTAATTAATAAGGGATATTGAAGCATATGATGTTGACATTGTTCAGGGTCAGTAATAACTCCACTGTTAATTTTTTTAACTAAAGTATCCCATTGAGCTGTTTTCATAGGATAGGGTATTGAAATAATATCTTTATCCTGTTCTATTAATCTAAAAATTGCATGAGGATCAAAAGCAATGTCAGAGTCAACAAACAACATATGTGTAAAGTCAGTATTTAAAAAATAACTAACACAAAGATTTCTACCTTGAGTAATTAAAGAAGACTTCATCATTTGAAACATAACTCGCATATTGCGTTTCATACATTCTTTTTGTAACTCAAGCATCGTTTGAGCATAGTGCATAGACACATCACTATGTACAGGAGTGGCTACAAACAAACTTACTGGGCGTTCATTTTTTAGCCATATTGGTTTATTGTTTTGCATCAAGTATACCTTGAAGAAAATTTGTCCACTCTAAACCTTTTTTATCCCAAGAATAAAATCGTTTAATATATTTTTGTTGTTCATCTAAATGTTCTTGAATCATTGGTTCGTGGAGCGTGTCTCGGCATATCTTAATACCCTCTGCAAATTGATGTGCCAAGTTTACTAAATTAGTTTCATAGTTTACATAAACAGGGAACTCGGCTCCTGTTTCATATAAAGCTCCGTAATTAGTGACCATACAATATAGTCCTGCAGCCATCGACTCAAGTAAAGATATACAGGATGTTTCTTCCCAAATACTCGGATAAGGAAACATATGATAGTAAGGCAATTTACTTAAAATAAATTCATTAGGTCTGTAGCCTAGATAATTTACATTTGGTAAAGTTTTTGCTTGATCATACAAATCTTGATATTGTTCATCATTATCTTTTTCAAAATCTTCACCATAAATTTGACAACTACTATATACATCTAATTCAATGTTCTCGCCTTCAAGTAATTGCATAGTGGCTAGTAAAACATTTAAACCACGCCAAGGTGTTGGATGAAATATCATGCGTAATGTATCACCTTTTTTATAAACCTGTCTTTCAGGAAAGTTTGTTACGCCATTTTTTATGACATGACATCTATCAGTGGGTAAATCATAAAGGTCTCTATATTTTTCATAATTCCAACTTGAGTTAAAAACATACCAATCATATTTAGTGTGGTTAGATTTATCTTTAAACCACGGAGCTATGTTCGGTTGATTGGGAGCATTTTTTTGCCAAAGAATATTTGTTTTGTTTTGATATAGTGGTATTTTTTCAGGAACGGATGTACAAATAGAAAAATTACTGAGTAAATCATTGTCAACATAGTTATTTAAAAAATTATGTTGAAGTTCAGTCCCACCTAATGGAGTCAATCCGTTTCTCCGTCCAATGATAACTCAGGGACGATAATATTAACATCCCTTTGTATGTCACTTTCATTTGTGTCAGTGGTTGCATCTTGGATGTCTTTTTGTGCTTCATCTTCATTTTTATAAACTTTACCAGTTTTTTTATTTTTGATAATCGTTTCTGATTTGCAGTGTATTATATCCATAATTCTAAATACCAATATTTTTCAACAATTGCAAATAAATTATCCGTTTTCTTGTGAGCGATCAAGTAGTGCATATGACACTATACCTTGTATTTCGTTAGCTGTGCCTGCCGTCATTTTTAAAATATCACCTTCTTCTAAAACAAGTGTTTGTGATATAATCTGTCGTGTTGTATTTGAGGCAATAGCAGCATTATCAATTCTAAATGTAGCTGACGCACTTGTGTCTGTAACTTGTGTTGCTAAATTTACTGCAGCACTTGATGAGCCATTATGAACTTGTATTTGTTTGACTAAACAACGACCATTAGAGGGTGCTGTCAGCACACTTGTTGTTCCTGTAGTGGTTAGTGAAAACCCTTGATTTTTATATTGTATAGTCATCAGCTCATAAAAAAGTTAAAGGCATCTTGTTCATTTTTTAAATCATTTTGGTAAGAAAAATTTAACTGATTTACTAATGTTTCAATGCCATAAGTTATTTGTCTTTGGTTTTGTACCACATAATCTTCATTTAGTTCAGGGACAAGTATATTAATTTTTGCCATTATCTTCTTCCATCTGGCTGTACATCGGCTCTGAAGGCACCAAATCGCCAAGACTCATCTGTTGATGTATTTTCTATTTTAAGTGATGCTAACCTACCTCGTGCTCTTGTGTCAACCTTTTTTGTGCTTGATGTAACAGTAAAAGGTCCAAGTGGTGAAGACGCTTCTGTTTCTGATGGAAAGTCTTTAAGGTTTATTGTTATTTGAGCATTTCCATCAAGCTTGCCAAAGTCAGGTATAAATCTTCTAATTTTTACAAAAAACTCACCAGCACTACCTTCCATTGGCATTTCAAAATCACCTGATTCAATAAAAGCATTGATTGCAGTTTTATTACCAACAGTGTCTAATTGATTATTTCCTGTTTCATGTTTGTACAATGTAGCTGCACCAAATTCATTTGTGATACCATTAATAGAGACAGAGGGAAGACCAGAGGCACTATATTCTGTTGCATATGGATTATCTAACACATATTTGTCACTATAAGCAGTCCGTGCTAAAGAACTCGTTGTCCATAAACCCTCTCTATAATTTAAAGTAACACATCTATCTATTTGTGTAGATCCATCTTTACAATAAAACCAATTTATTTCTGTAAACAAAGTATTATATCCAGCAAACACTTGTTCACTTTGACCAAAATTAAATCCTAAGTCATCTGAGGTTTGAGTTGTAAATACAAAATCCTCAACAGAACAGGTCAGTTTTTTTACTGAACCACCATCGTAAGCATAAAAACCACCTGACTTACCCATCCAATACATAATACCATCTACATGCACTAGTGAATGTTGCGACATAGCTCCACAGTTTGAACCTACTTGTCTAATTGAAAAAGTAAAAGGTGGTCCGACAAACTGCATAATATAAGCTGATGTATCTGTAACAACAAATATATAGTCTTTACCTCTAGCTGCACTAACTATTTTTGAACCACTATCTAATTGAAATGTTCCTGCTGTGTTTGTAGATACAGGTACATAATCTGTTCTGTCTTCTTGATCTGAAAAACGAATAAACATTTTATCTTGTGTGTTAATAGAACCAATCGTTGTTTCAGTACCTAAATGTATAAGATGTCTATCAGTATCAGATACAATTGTCATAACACTGGCTGTTGGATTTGTAGTGACAGCCGTTGCTCTTGTGGTCACACCATCAGTCGGATTCCATTCAAAAGTACCACCATTTTTAATTGTTGCTATAAGTATTGTTCCATAATTATCTAACGACCAATTACCAGGTTCTAAACTCGTAGCTGAAGCTGCAGTTGCAGAACCCCAACCTGTAGAACCACTCCATGTACCTGTACCCCAACCAAAACCAAGTGTTTGTGTAGCTGCACCAACAGGGAAATAAGATTGTACTGTTCCTGAACCTGCTGCTGTCATACCAGAACTCGATTCATTTGAAGGCATAGTAATTGTAAAACTGTTTGTTGTCGCTGTAATAATTTGAAAAGGGTTATCAGTAAAATTAGCTGCTGTAAATCCTGTGCCACTTCCAGGCATTGTTACTGATGAAAACACAACATACTCACCTGCTGTTAAATTGTGTGAAGTTTTATTTACTGTGACTGTTGCTGATCCGTTTGTAGAAGTAAAAGTTAAACCTGTAATAGCTGTTTCAAGTGGACTAATATCATAAATGCCACCACCATAAAATAAAAACAAACCTTTACTTGTGCCTATGGCTATATATTCTGTTCCGTCTTTATCTGTCCAAATGTGTGTTGCTCTTGCTACACCAGGCATTGTTGTAGCTACAGCTTGTTGCCAGCCACCTATTTTTTCAGGTTCACCATAACGAAAGCGAACAAAGTCACCATCTGTCCATTGATTAGATGCCTCACTCTTTGTTATTTGTTTATTGAAACCACCTTTGAAAGGAATACGAATTAGAGGCATGTCACCTCGCAGTCACAGGGTTCGTTCCGTCCCCCACGAATCCATGTTCTGCAAATGCCACATAAACATAAGTTTCCCCAGCATTTGAATATGAATATGACTGTCTGCACTTAAACCCATTACTTAAAAAATCTATTCTATCTAAAGTATTTTCTACGACAGAATCATTTGCAGAAAGAAATAAACTAACTGGATTAATTGGACTTCTTTTACTATCATATATTGCCCAAGGGTAAGATGAAGAACTACCATCTATACTTTTAATCATAACAAAAGCTGGTTTAAATCCTGTGTTCACAAATGTACCATCTGCATTATTATTTCCCTCGTAGAGTCCAAATTTTGAGTAGCCTTCAACAGAACGCCATGCCCAAAAACAATAACTACTACCAGCAGTACCAGTTACATTTGTGTGAAAAACTGTTGAAGTTGGTACATCATTACCAAAATCACTACCAGTTTGAGTTGTATCTGTATTATTTAAATGTAAATAATAAGCATCTGATGAACTTAGTGCACTGTGATAAGCCATCCAATTTTGTGAGCCATCTAACTTTTTCAAAAGAATAAAATCTGGTTTAACTCCAAGTCCATGACCACAAGTTTGCTCGGCTACTTTTGATGTAAATGTTCCCATGGAGAAACCAGCCGTTGTGTTTTTCTGTAAAGTTACTGTTGTTTCACCATCATTGTTGGTTTCAGTAGTTCCTCCATTACATACCCAGTTCCAGCTAACATAAGATTCACCACTTGTATTAATTGACACATCATCTTCAATTTGTTGACCACCTTTTAAAAACTTTTGTAAACCATCAGTTGTTGTGCCTTCTTGGTCAGTTGTATTAGGATGTAAATCCTTTTTTACACCTCGTGAACTATCATATAATTGGTGATTGTCAGTTGCATCCCTATTCTTCGTCCACACTAATCCACTTACACCTTTAGCTGTTTCTGGCATATTACCTTGTTGTACTGTAGAAAACCCAGAAGGAGCTGAATGAGTATAAGATCTTTGACCAAAATTCCAATCATTATGTCCACTATAACCTCTTGCTTCAGTAAAACATAAACCACCATCTTGAACTGCAAATTCTAAATTTGAAAATGCTGGATTTGCACCAGTTGCTGGATTACCACTATTAGGGTATGTACCATTTTCACTAAACCATAATTTACCATTATCTAAATCAACAGCAATACCAACTACATCACCTTGACTTCTAGCACCTCCATAAGATATATAACCATTGTTGCTGTTTTCAGTTTTTCCATTAGTTGAATCATAAGTCCAACCAGTTTTTTGATCTGAATACCAACCACCACCTTTAATATTTTGATTTTTTGAAATTACACCAAAATAAGTTGCAGTATTAAGACTTGTTAGTGTAACTTCAACATAATATTTACCAGAAAGTAGTGGTTTGCTAGTTCTGTATTGATCCCAATTTGAAGGGTTACTTGGTGCTGTTACTCTTAAATTACCTTCAGCTAATACTGCTGTACCAGGTGTGGCACCAGCATTGTTGCCTGAATCAAGGGGGTCAAATGTTGCAAAGTTTTGGGTAGGACTATCGGTGGTTTGGTCTCCAGCTACAAGGTTTGAAACACTGAAATCATTCTCATTTCCACTGGTGTCATCTCCAAGTGCACTTGGTGATCCAAATTGCAATCTGAACCCATTGCTTCCGTAACTAATACCTGTTAATGATTTTGGTATCCATCTGCCAGTTGAGGTATCAGTTAAACCAAAGGTTGAAGGAGCAACTATACTTCCATCAACTAAATTAAATTCAGTTAAATACCCACTTAAATTATTTGAAGTTGCTCCAGTAAATCTTCCAATATTATGTAACACAGTTGAATTTACTAATGTATCAAAATCTTGACTTGGTGCATTAGACCTATACCAACTTGTTATTTGGTCACCATCTACATAAAGTTTTATTCTGTCAGTTGAAGTTGATTGAGTTGTGTCTACTTGTAATAAAATATGATACCACTTACTAGTATCTTCAAATGTTCTGTTTGTCCAATATTCTATTTGTTCAGCACTACTTGAATATTCTCTTATATGTAATCTGTTTGCACCCTCTGTATCTCCACTTCCTGACCATTTAATATCAAAAAAAGCACTTCCACTTGCACCAGCATTAAAAATTCTTTGACCATAAGTATTATTCCCTGAAGCATCTGTTAATACACATCTTTTAACCCATACAGAAACAGTAAATGTTTTTCTGTTGCTAGCACCACTTGGTGTTCTAGTTAAAGAAACATTAGATGCTGCATCAAACATGCAACTATTAGCAATCGTGGCATTATCTGTGAAAGGTACGAATGTACCAATTCTTTGCCCACCACCTGTGCCTTCGTATATTATCGGATAGAA